TATCAAACCCAATTATTGTGCCTGTAAGTACATCAACAAATGGCACAACTACAGCTACTGCGGCAGCCGTAAACACTCCCGAAGTCCTAGAGGCCGCCGTTGCAGATTGGAGCGCAGCACTTGATGCAATAGCCGCAGGCGGCGATTCAGGCTTTGCAGGTGCTGCTCGCAGGGCTGGTTATGTGCCAGACCCACCAGTTGTGAATGTAACAGTCAATGCAGGCGTTGTAGGCAGCGAGCAAGTGATTGCGCAAGAGGTACAAAACGCCATTTCATTCTTATCTCGCAGTGGAGGTTTGATTGGTTATGCAGGGCAGATAGCTGTATGACCGCCCCAACCGTTCAAGCCTTCATTAACTTCTCAACAGGCCCATCATTTGCGCAAGCCATGATTTTAGATACAGGCATACTTGACACAAACATCCTTGCCGATGCAGCGGCAGTCATTGTGGATGTATCAGACCAAATCAATGCAATCTCAATCCAGCGCGGGCGCAATGCGCAGGCTGACCAATTTCAAGCAGGCACACTCTCGTTGCGCATACTCGATACCTCGGGCGCGTTCAACCCCCAAAATGTCAGCGGGCCCTACTATAATCTTTTGCAACCAATGGTTAAGGTGCAAATTACTGCCACCAGTTTAAATGTGGTATACCCGTTATTTTCTGGATTCATAACTAATTATTTGACTACTCAGCCAAACAATTCTGCTGACACATTGAACTACACAACCATCCAAGCCGTTGATGCCATGCGCCTAGTCCAAATGGCACAGATAACAACCGTTGCTGGTAGTAGCGCAGGCGATTTAACCTCAACCCGCGTTAGCCAAATTCTTGACCAAATCTCATGGCCGGCCACAATGCGCTCAATTGAAACTGGATTAAGCACTGTGCAAGCCAATCCCAACACTGCAACCACCGCGCTATCAGCTGCTCAAAAATGCGAGCTAGTAGAATTTGGCGCGTTCTATGTTGATGCCAGCGGATCATTTGTATTTAAAAACCGCACTACAACATCCACATCCGTATCGGGTACGCCAAAAGTATTCAACGATAACGGCACAAATTTGCATTACTTTAATGCCGATTGGGTGCTTAATGATGTGCTGGTGTACAACCAAGCAAGTGTGACCCCGACAGGTGGCACAGCGCAGGTAGTAGTTAATGCAGCTAGTGTTACCAAGTATTTTGCGCACTCCTACAATCAAACCGCAACCATGTTTTCTAGCGATGCCGATGCCTTGCAGTATGCGCAGGCTTATATTGCCAGCCGCGCAGAAACCTCAATTAGATGCGATGCGCTAATTCTTGACCTGTACTACCCAGATGCAGCAATGGTATTGGCAGCCCTTGAATTAGATTTCTTTGATCCCGTAACGGTCAGCACTACACAACCGGGCGGGTCAATTCTTACCAAAACCCTGCAAGTCTTTGGCGTTAATTACCAGATTAGCCCAAATTCTTGGCGGCAGACTTTTACCACACTTGAGCCAATAATTGACTCATTTATACTAGACTCAACTTTGTACGGAATTTTAGACACATCCGTATTAAGTTATTAGGGAGCAGAAAATGGCAGCAGGTTTAGGGTTCAAGACCTTTACCACAGGTGAAGTATTAACAGCAGCCGATGTGAATGGCTATCTGATGCAGGGCGTGTTGGTGTTTGCAACCGCAGCTGCGCGTAACGCTGCCATTACCTCACCGCAAGAAGGTCAATTTGCTTTTACAAAAGACACTAACGGTTTATGGTATTACGATGGCGCGGCTTGGGTTGCATCAGGTGCAACAGGTGACATTGAAGGAGTGACGGCCGGGGTCGGAATTTCAGGTGGTGGCACCTCCGGAACCGTAACGGTCACAAACTCAATGGCAACTGCCATAACAACTAACGGCGATATTATTTATGGCACTGGCTCTGGCACATTTTCTCGACTTGGTATTGGTTCATCTGCTCAGGTGCTTACTGTTGCTAGTGGTGTGCCATCTTGGGCAACGCCAGCGGCAAGTGGTGGAGATTTTGTCTTAATAACAGCGCAAACTTTTACAAGTTCTTCCGGAGTAAATGTCAATAGTGTATTCAACGGTACTTACAACAATTACAAAGTAATAATAAATGTTACTGCCGTAAGCACTGATAATCAATATGATTTAAGAATGAGAGCAAGCGGCTCGGATAACACTTCATCTAATTATCAATATGCAGGCATTAATCTTTATAGTGATTTAGATACAGTTTATGTTCAAAGAAGTAATAGTGGCACCGCCTTTGCTAGATTTGGTAGTTCTGCTTCGGCAGACAATGGGGCAACTAATATGGTTCTTGAATTTCAAAATCCTTACGCCTCAATTAGAACAGGGTTGCAGTATGGCGTAACGGGTTCAGATGGTTCTAGGGCAATTTGGGATACTGTGGGTGGTATATTTGACGGCACAAATAGTTTTGATGGGTTTAGTATTTTGGTAGATACAGGAACTATCACAGGAAAGGTTTATGTATATGGATACAAAGTCTGAACAAATCTTTATTACTGAAGATGGAGAAAGCCGTGAATTGCTTGGAAAAGAATTAAGCGATTTTCTTTTACAACGAGAAAACGATAATGCTGAACGCGAAATCGTTAAAAAAGCGATAGCCGACAAACTAGCCGCAAAGCAATCCGCACAGGCAAAACTTGCCGCGCTAGGATTAAGTCTGGATGAAGTGGCCGCCATCCTTGGTAACTAGCCAAAACGGGTGGCCAGCATCTAAAGACCCGCATGAGATTGGCGTAAAGCAATACGCCATAGCAGATTCGGGCGTTAAATTACGATGTGCGGAAAAAGTTGCGCCGTTACTGGTTGCATTTGCATCGCAATTCCATGAACACATCGAAGCTATAGATGATGGCAATGATGACTGGGGTTATTGTTACCGCGAAATTCGTGGGAGTCAGACAGTGCTTAGCAATCATTCGAGCGCTACGGCCATTGATCTAAACGCTACAAAACACCCATTGGGTGCAGCTGGTACTTTCACGCCATTGCAGGTCACATTGATCCAAGCGTTATGCAAAAAGTATGGCATCCGATGGGGTGGAGATTACAAAGGTAGAAAAGATGAGATGCACTTCGAGATTTCACTCGATGAAGCTAAAGCAGCTGCATTGATTGAAAAATTGGGCCTATCAACTAAGAAGGAGAAAACCAATGCACAAATCAATTGAGGCATTAAAAAAGCCTGCGATGTCATGGCTGCGCGCTTCGCTCGCGGCAGTCGCAGCTTTATACATGTCTGGGATAACAGACCCAAAGATTTTGGCCAATGCCGCCATTGCCGGGTTTATTGGGCCAGTGTTAAAGGCCTTAGATGTACCCGCAATTGCTGGCAAAGCAAAAAAGTAAGATAGCCGCGTGGATAGGGTCAGCCTTATTTGTGTTGGCCCTATCTGGGTGTGGTTATGATGGACAAACCAGATACGCCTGCCAAGAATACAAAAACTGGTACAAACCCGAGTGCCAAAAACCCCAGTGCATCCCGACTGGAACATGCACTGCAGACATCCTTGGCCAAACACCGCCACCGCGCAGCGGCAAGGCTTGACCCGCAGGATGTCCATGCGCGGCTTATTCTTATTATAGGTAGCACCCTTGCCCTAGTCTTTTTAATAGTCAGCGTGGGAGTAACCTATGCCCTTATTTTTGTGACTCAACCGATTGGGGGCCAAGCCCCAAATGATGCAGCTTTTATTGATTTGCTTAAAACTTTAGCCATCTTTTTAACAGGCTCACTTGGCGGGGTACTAGCAGGCAATGGCCTCAAAGCCAAAGAAAAGAAAACCAACACGCAGCATAGAAATTGACAGACTAAAGGGATATTGCGCTATTATCGCGTAATGCGCCAAATGGCGTATATCAGCGAAAGGGCCTCAAATGTCAGCTACAAAGAATGAACTGTACAGAATAGAGCAAGGCATCAAATTAGCAGGCGAGAATTTACTTGCTGCATACGCATCCGGCGAACCTGAGCTAATGCAAGCAGTTTTAATTAACACGCTTTCTGCATTGCCAAGTTACCTAGATGCTTTGCAAGGTAGCAATGCGTAGTTTTAAGGGCTTACTAACTACCGAGGATGCAGCTTGGGTGTTAGGGGTCGCAGGATCAACGGTGCGCAAGCTAGTACGAGATGGCAAACTAAAACATCGCACTACTTTTGGCGGTCACTACCGTTTTGAATTAAAAGATGTTGAGGCATTTGCAGCTGAACACGAGGCCAAATAATGTATCAAATACTTGCACAAATACCGCAACCAATCTGGGTGTTAATTCTGTTTACCTTAATGACTTTGCCAGTTTATGTGGCTTATACCCTAGGCAATGAACGCGGATTAGATGATGGATTCAGGGCTGGCCATGACTTAGGCAAGCGCAATATCGAGGTGAAGCATGATAAATGAAATTGACCGCAATGTTGTAATTATCGCAAAAAACGCTAAACCTACATCTCGCAATGTCGCTGAGTCGGTGTACCCTAAAACGGGTTCAATTCGATTGGCGGTTTATGAGCATTTATTGGGCAAAGGTATGCGCGGTGCAACGGATCAAGAAATGCAATCCGCTTTACATCTCAGCGGTGACACTTTGAGGCCAACACGCAAAAGTTTAGAAAATGACGGCTTAGTAATAGATAGTGGGTCAGTGCGTAAAAATGACCGGGGCCATGATTGCATTGTGTGGCGCGTGGTAGGTCAGGGGATGTTGTTATGAGCTTTAATCTAGCTGATTACACCACCGTTGCAGAGCGCATAAAACTATTCTGGGAGAAGTACCCAGATGGTGCGGTGCGCACTATGGCATTACCGAGTGATGCAAATGTGTTTGTTATGCGTTGCGAGTTATATCGAAATGTTACCGATGCAGTGCCATTTAGCACTGGCCATGCTAGAGAGGTTGCAGCTGACAGGGGTGTAAATCGTGACTTCCCACTAGAAAATTGCGAAACTTCATCAATTGGAATTGCCTGCAAAAATGCCGGGATAGGTACAGATAAAAATGGCCCATCACGCGAGGAGATGCAAAAAGTGGAGCGCGTACAAAACCGCGAAACACTAACTGATGAGGGTTATACGCCTTATCAGATAGGCCGCATGGCTGCTGCTCGAGAAGCTAATGCCGTTGATCCAGAGCCGCAATGCAAGCATGGTGCAATGCAGCTGCGCAAAGGTTTATCAGAAAAGACCGGTAAAGATTATTATGGGTTTGTTTGCATTAGCCCTGACAAAGCTGAGCAATGCCCTGCTGATTGGTGGGAGTTAGGGCCGAATGGCCAATGGCGAAAGAAGGTTAAGTCATGAAATTTGAACACTTATCGGAAAAAAATCAATTGATAGTTTGGTGGTTTTTACAATATTTTATTTGCCCTTTTGTCGGGCATAAACAAGACCAATGGAATGACGAGTGGTGCGCACGATGCTATAAACCAGAAGTTTGGGAATTGGAGGCCGATAATGGCTGAGATGTCAATAAGTGATAACAAAGGCAATGAGATTACATTTGAACGCGATGGCACAATATCGGCAGGGGTTACAACAATGTGCGATAGATGCGATCAATACGCGCCAAGTAAGAATGGGCAAGAGATTAAAGACCACACTGGGCAAGTCATTATGTGGTTTTGCTTTCAATGCAGATTGCAGGCATACATAAAATGATCGAGCCAATATATTACAAATACACTTGTCGATTGTGTAAAGCTACATGCCCACACATTGAGCGAATAGTGGCTAACAACATGCCGCCTAATTTGGTGTGCGTGGAATGTACATCTTGCGGTGTCATTGGGATTATGATGAAGCCGCAGGTTGAGGCTTGAAGCCGTATTATCAGGATGAATTTGTAACCTTATACAACGCTGATTGCACAGAGCAATTGGCTTGGCTTGAGGCTGATGTCCTAGTCACTGATCCGCCTTATGGTATATCTTGGATGAAAAACGAATTTGATTCAGATAAAACCAAACGGGATGCAGTACGAGAAAGGCGCAAAGATAAGGGTGCTGACATTGTTGGTGATGAAAACACTGATGCAAGGGATGATGTGCTGCAAAGGTGGGGCGGGGTCAAATCAGCAGTGGTATTTGGTACATGGCGCAAACCAAGGCCTAATGGCATAACTCATCGTTTAATTTGGCACAAGAAGGGCAGATTTCCCGGTGTTAATCCACACCCTTGGTATCCTAATGATGAGGAGATTTATCTCATTGGAAAAGGCTGGCAGGGTAAACCAACACCAACTGTATTAAGCACCGAGGAATCAAGGTCAAATTATGCAACTGCAATTGGACATCCAACGCCAAAACCTGTCGGACTTATGGAAATCCTTATCAATAAATGCCCTGATGGTGTTATTGCTGATCCATTTGCTGGCAGTGGTTCTACCTTACTTGCAGCTCGTAATGCAGGGCGCAAGGCTATTGGCGTTGAGATAGATGCAGATTATTGCCGCATTGCATCAAATCGTTTATCGCAAATGGTTTTGGAATAGTTACGCACAACCTGTGGATAACTCATTTGACACGCCCAAGGGTACGCCTAAGTTATCCACATCCTTGACACACTGGGTACGCTTCATCCGCAACGCGGGGACCCGTAGGGAAATATCCCAAGCGGCAGCGGTGATGCTAGTGGGAGTGTTATGTGTTAATCCTACGGAGTCACACGCCTTTGCAGAAAATGCAAACAAATCAAAAGAATATGCAGCTACTAAGACTGACTCAATCATTGAACTCTATGCAATGGATGTACTTTGGACAGCTGAGAGCAATTGGCGTACAAACGCAGTGAATGGTACTCACTTTGGGATATGTCAAGGAAAGTCTAAATACTTAAAGACTGCTAATTATATGCAACAGATTGACTGGTGCTATCGTTATGCTATTCAGCGTTATGGATCAATGGTTGATGCGCTTTATCACTGGAAGGTATACGGATGGCATTAGGTAATAAACTCAGTGCTAAGAACTACAGCTTATGGCGCAAAGTCAGGGCCAAGGTCATTGCCCGGGATAATGGGATATGCCAGTACTGCGGTGAGGAAGGCAACGAGGTAGACCACATAGTAAGTCGCAAGCGTGGTGGGGATGATTCATTGGATAACCTATTGTGTTGTTGCCGAGCATGTAACCTGCGCAAGTCGTCAGCCCATTTAAGCGTTTTTTTAGAGCGCGCGCATAC